CATATCATTTGCAGCCACAAGGTCGGTTGCAAACTTCCCTTCTGAGTCTCTGTTACGTTCCGACTCTATTCGTCGAACCTTGACAGTATCTGTGAAATTTATAGATAATTGATCGTTCATACAAATAGCTATTTAAACCTGTCTCGAAAATGCTGAAGACCATCGTTCTCATCAATAACCTGGTCTGCCTGTTCACTGTGGCCACTGAGCGAAGTCGAAGTGAGCGAAGTGAACCTTTCTGCTATCCACACATTCAATTTCTCCACCGTCTTATTGCTCACCATGCAATGCCGTTTAAACTTACCGTAGTCAATAATCGACTTCTCCACCACTCCACCACGTTCTGAGAAAGTAAGGAAGCAGACACGGTATTCTTTCAAATCAATGCCACTTGTGCGCGTATCGCGAAATGTTTTACCAATACTTATCCACGTACCTGTCGAATTAGCCACTGAAGTGATTGATTCGTCAAACACATTCGACCAATTCAGGAACTTCCACTCCGTTGGTACCACCAATGCATCAAAAAACGCCTTACATATTTCGCTCAGCTCGTTCGCTGTTCGTGGGGTTCGCTGTCCCCATGTGCCCTTAGCTTTTGCAATTTCGGCCATTACTCATCGGGCAAATTTAAAATCATTCTCATACACATGGCTGCCGTTTGGATAAGCTCTTCTTTTATGTGCTCAACAGTATCTTTTGCATAATGGTAGTCAATTACTGATTTAGTTACTTCACCGGCTTCCTCTTGCATTATAGCAAGCTGCCTGAACATGTCTGTAGGATAATTTGGGTGTAGTTTCTCTGCTCGTTTAAGTTCTGCATCAATTGGTGCATATTTACGTAATCTGTCTAATTCTGAGTTTAATTCCATAATGTGTATTTATTTCCAATAATACTCTTGTTTTTTATTAAATCTTAAAAATGAATCTCTAAAAGAACCTTTCTTATAGCTTTTACCTATTCTATCGGGCTGCAAAATATATGTTACATCATAATAAAAACCACCATTACTAAATAAGTCATGTTCACCTTCGCCTAAATAGAAAATTGCTTTTTTATCAATAAATCCCAAAAACTCAACCTCTTTTGTAAACCAACCATGAAGCGTTGTAAATTGTCCCGGATTAATTACACCTGATTTAAGTACGATAGATGTTTTATCTAATATATTTTCAAAATCACGACTTGAAGCAACTATATATGTACCTTGATCTACATCAATTCTTTCTTCATATTCCATAATTTTAGGTAAAAAGTATTTGTTGTTTACCTGCAAATTTCAAAAACTCTTTTATAAGCTTATCTCGTTTATCGCCATATTTCCAAAGTTGAAAAATCTTTTTTTGACTGCCATTTATTACGATTAAATGATGTCCCCAATTTGGACTATCCTTTTTCACTCTGTCAAAATAAGATTCTATCTTGCAATTAAGGCCGTAACTATTTAAATGCGATTTCAAGTCTTCTACTGTTTCCATATCATGTAAAATAAAATGTTTTACCCGATCCGCTTCCGAATCGTTGTTGTTTGATAATTGTAGTAAATGGAAGATCGCTTTTGTTTATTTGTTCAAGTGCCTGTTTAATAGGAGTTGCATTCGTAAAAAACTTACATTCCCTATCTTCATGCTTCACTTTCAAAATATACCGCCCATCTCCATGCGCTGTCTTTACGTTTGCTTCAAAGTCCAATATCTGAATTTCTACGTTTATCACGTCTTGAATCGAAACTACTGGAACATTGAATATATTTTTGTCTTCGAGTGCCTTTACACCCAAATCAGAGAATTTCTTCATTCAGTACTTTTTTGAGTAAATGTTTCGAGTCGCAGTGCTTTGCCCACCCCAACCAAGGGGCTATTTTAATTCTGTAACTCTTTGCATCAATGTCTTTTTTATTTAGCTTTGCAGCCTTTCGGCAAAGCCGTTTTTTAATCGATTTACGCATTAATATGTGCGTATGGTAGAATTTGTAACCTACGAAGTCAATACCGCGAAAATCGACCGGAAAAACTTGATAATTGCCCTTTAGTTGCAGATTAAGCTCATTGTTCAGATAAGCGGTTATTTCAGTCAGCAATTCATGTAAATACGCTTTATTAGGTGCAAGTATTACCATGTCGTCGGCATATCGGTAATAATACTTTACTTGTTTCGTTTCTTTCAGCCAGTGGTCGAAGTAACTAAGATACAAATTGGCAAAGAACTGAGATAAATAATTTCCGATTGGAACACCTGGCGCACTGTCAATAATCAGATCAAGCAGATCAAGCAACCGGTTATCTTTTACCTTCCGTCTGATAATGCTTTTCAGTATATCGTGGTCAATGGTTGGGTAAAACTTCCGTACATCCATTTTCAGACAGTAGTGTGTATTTTCAACGTCCTTTAAATCCCGTTTAATCGCTATTAAAACGGCATGTATTCCACGGCCTTTAATGCAACTATACGTCTGCTGTATGAAAATACTTGTCCATATTGGCTCCATCACATTCATTATGGCGTGGTGAACTACTCTATCTCGAAATGGTAGCCGGTAAATCTCACGTTCTTTCGGGTCATAAATTGTAAATACGCTGTATTCCGAAGTCCGGTAAGTTCCCGTTGTCAGTTCATTATGCAACTGCCTCATATTGTTTTCCAAATCCTTTTCAAAGAGTCTCACACCGTATGTGTGCGCTTTGCCTTTTCGGGCTTTCTCCCAAGCGAGAACCATATTATCCTCGCTGCATACCTGTTCGTATAAATTACCGTGTCTTTTCATCGCTTTGCTTTTCGTGTAGGAACTTTCAGTTTCCCTACTAGTACCTTTTGAAGTTTGTAATTTTTTGCCAAGTGGCAAGGCCTTTGTCCTTGTATCTTTATTTCGCATAGGTGCGAGGTGTTACCTGCATTCGCATTCGAGTTATCGTAATTCGTATCGTTGAAAACGAAGCCCCTGGAAGACAACCTCACAAAGACAAACAGCCTATTATTTTTACTTCAGAATAATTTGACTGTAAACGTCGGTGAATGTTCTACCTGCATACTCTGCCATCTCCTCAGTAGGAAAGCAAAGGCGCGAGGCGTAACCCGCATTCGCAGCCGAGTAACCGAAACTCGTATCGTCGAAAACGAAGCCCCCGGAAGACATTTCAAACCAAGGATACCATTTGCGTTGACTACCATCATTCCAGTCAGCTTTCCAGTCTCCAACTATCGCCTTAGTTATTACCACTGCCGCATATACAGCTTTAAAATAGTCCCGCATTTCTTCAGGTACTTCGTTGAATTCAGGAGTTACCGACATTCCGGTTACGTTCAGAGCATCTTCTACTGTTTTGATGCTTTCCATTGGTGTTACTTCTTGTTTTTCCATGTGTGAAAATTGTTTTTATGCCTTTCGGCTGATTATTTTATAAAATCTGAATATAATTGTAAGAATTGTTTCCCTGCATAAGTGGCTATTTCGTCACTTGAAAAGCAAAGTCGCGAGGCGTTACCCGCAGACGCACGCGAGTAATCGCAATACGTATCGCAGAAAACGAAGCCCCCGGAAGACATTTTAAACCAAGGATACCATTTGTATTGATTACTATCGTTCCAGTCACATTTCCAACCTTCGTTGAGTGCTTGAGTGATCGTTTTAATTTTACGATAAGTGATTTCGTCATCCGTGAAGCCTATTTGTTTCATTTTAGCCTCATCAATAGGTTGAACACCTAGTTCCGAACATGCATCCTCGTATGTTTTGATACGATCAGTAATTTTTGCAGAGAAAAACTCTTTTCCAAACGTATCTTCAAGTGCTTGCTTGAATTCTGGACTTGCTGTTTTGTAAAGCTTACGTGCGTTACTTTCTTCTATTTGTAAAACTTTCATATTTCGTTTATTTAAGTGGAAGTGCAGTTTTACACTTCCACTGATTAATTTAAGCAGCCGCATCAAATGGATATACATCGAGTATGGAAGTTTCGACAATTGAATGAACCTTATAGTCGGCCATGGATGCTTTCATGCCTTCTTGGAGAACATCCCATGCATCTTTCACGTCGTTTGCTTGTGCAAACATTGTAACTGCAGTACGTTTTTCAATTCCCTTTTCTTCGTCAAGCGAAATAAAGAATACTTTACAACGATACCATTTGTCACCATTCTCATTCGTAAACATCTCATTAATTCGAGCGCGTCTTACAGCTGTGACTTTGAATGTTCCGCTAATGAATGGAGCCATCTCTTTATTAATCCGAGCCTCTGCCTCTGTGAAAGATAGAGCATCGACTAAATACTCCTCCGCTACGGATATAATTTTACCCTCTTCAGCTGTTTTTTCATATTTTAGCTTAGTGCTAAACCATGAATGCAAATTGCCTGAAATCACTTTTTTCTCCTTTTTATCGGAGTCCTTTTTTTTATCACTCATACTGTTTTGTTTATGTTCCGTGTGTGGAACTGATTAATTTTAATTTAAACTGTCTACGACATTAGTAATTATTTCTTTGAAATCATCACTATTTTTAGCGGCTGAACTAATTGCAGCCTCTAATAGTTCCTGATTTCCCATTATACAAGGTTTAACTCTACCTTCCACTACAACCAAAAGAATCATAGCTTCATCTTCCGGGTTT